CAATGAGTGCCTTAGCATTGTTCATTGACTTAGACAAATTACAAGGGTTGCTCTGCTGCTGAACCACCCTCAACGTATTCAATCAAATCAGTAATAACCAATTTGTTGATACCCACACCTACACCAGTATCGCCATCCCAGTTCCAAGTGTAAGGTTTGATGGTTGCTATAGCTTTAGAACCATTACTTACTTTACACTCAACTGGTGAGCCATCCTCTAGCTCTGCTTTGATAGGATACTTACTAGACTTAGCAGTAATGTAAGCACCTTTCTCTGGTTTGTCATTCTTTACTTTGACACCAGAGTCTTTCAGAGCAGACACAGCCTGGTCAGATAGATTACATAAGTCAACTTGGTACTTCTTACTTTTCTTGTTTGGAGTATCCAAGAAAGCCCACATAACATCTGCTTTTACTACAACTGGTTTTAGATTAGCCATAATTTTCCTTTTAGTGTGTTGATGCCCAGTTAGTACCTATTTTAAACTCACCGTCAAGGGGACATCGTAGCTTGAGAGCAAGTCCTGCATCCCGAATTGCCTGTACGCTAGCTTCACCTACAGATTCGGCATGTTCTTTCGTTGTCTCGATTTGCCACTCATCATGAACATTAGCAACAAACGAGCCGAGTATTCTATCACACTTTAGCTTCTCTGTCAAGAGAATTAAAGACTTTTTCATAACTATTGCACCAGCACCCTGCAGTAATGTATTAAGTGCAGCATGTTGTGATCTGACAAGAAGATGTCTACCATCAAGACCAGGAAGCCAACCTTGTTCAGATACTTTGTCAACCTTAGAACGTAATGCTTTTAAGGCTGGTGTGTTAGACAAGAAGCTCTGTATTAACTGCCTGCCTTCTTTCTCACCACCACCCACAATAGAACCGATCTTAGCTGGTCCAGCACCGTATAGAAAAGCATAGATAAATGTCTTAGCCTGATCTCTGTTTGTAAGTCCAGCAGCCTTCATGTTCTTTGTATGGATATCACCTTCTAATATTTCTTTGGTGTACTCAGGGTCACGCATATAGTGTGCTAACATACGCAACTCAAGACCTGAAGCATCAGCCCCAACAAGCACATTACCGTCCTCTACCGTCCAGCATGATCTACATTCTTTACCGAAGGGACTACCTAAGTTAGGTACTTGTGCCATATTCGGTTTGCTGTGAGTCATTCTTCCAGTGATCGCTCCATTGGTGATGACCTTACCATGAACCCTGTCGGAGTGATCTGCATGGTCAACCCAGGACTCAACTTGAGCCACCCGTTTCTGAACGAGTAGGTATTCTGCAATGAGTTTAGATTCAGGTAAGTCAATAGCTTGTAATACTTTCTCATCAACGATCACCGATCCTTTCTCTGTGTGCTTAGTTGGTTTCCAGCCTAGAGCCATAAGACGTTCTGCTATTTGCTTACGACTACCAGGATTAAATACTTCTACTTTATCTTTGAGACGCTTACCAGTTTTCTCACTGATACGCTCAGTTACTATTGGTTTAAATATTTGTTGGAGCTTTTGTTCGATTTCATCAAGTCTCTTTCGCCATTCAGCCAGTAGGGACATGACTTGTTTAATGTCGAGCTTGAATCCATTTTCTTCTTGCTCTTTAATAATAATGGCAACCTGATGCTCAAGATCAACTGACTCACCCCAATCCAATAAATCTGTAGTAAGACGATGATATAATGCCTCAGTGACAAGTACATCTTGTTTACAGTAGTCAACCATCTCATCCGTTAAGCCTCCATCGAAGTCTGTAAACTCTTCTTTTTGATTGCCTAACCTTAGACCCCAAGCTCTTAGACTGTGACCGCCTTCCATGACTGGATTGAGTAGTCTTGACATGACCAACGTATCTTGTAACTGGTTCGTGTCTATATTCAAATTCCAATGCTTCTTTAGGACTGGAGCATCGAACCCGATCACGTTGTGTCCAATCAATATATCTGTGGGTTGTAGATACTCTTGTAACTTTCTTGCTTCTGTCCATACCTTAGTCTCCTTATCATCTAAGTCTTTGGTGACAGCACACCAGATTCTACTAGCAGTGCTATCGGTTTCTATATCAATAATTATCTTTCTCATGTTTGCAAATATAACCCTAAGTTACCGAGACAGAAACCAACAAAAGTAACTGCTAATGCTGACTGTCCCTGGATTAAAAGATCAACCGCTATGACCAAATATACCACAGCTATTGCTAATATCAACCAGCCTGACATATCGCTCTACCTATTAATTCTGGTATTTGAGGAACAACTGCATTACCTAGTTGCTTAACTCTGTCCACCCTACCGGAAAACCCATCAACCACTCTAGCCACTGTGGGTTCAACTTTCCAGTAGGCTTTGCTGAATCTTTTACGATAGCGCATAAATATCGTTTCTTCTTCATGTGTAGATGACTCTTGCTGCCAACTGGTCCACAGTCCTTGTACTCGCTCGCCCTTGGGGTAGGAAATGATCCAGACTCTATCCCTTCTGTGAGGAGCACCAACGGATGAAGCGGTGATACAATGCCATTCTGCATCATACCCGATCTCAGAGAGTGACCTGAGAACTTGGTCCAGTCCTCTAGATCGAAGGGCTGAGACGTTTTCAATGATTGCATATTTCGGTTTGATTTCTTTGATGAGCCTATGAAACTCCCACCAGAGTCCTGATCGTTCTCCTTCAAGCCCTGCTCCTTTTCCTGCAAGGCTGATATCCTGGCATGGGAATCCTCCACAAATAACGTCAACTGTTTCTTCAATGTCTGCTCCTTTAAGTGTTGTTACATCATCAAATATAGGTACATCTTTCCAATGCTTTCTTAAAACCTCCTGGCATTTCTTGTCTACCTCACAAAAGGCAACAGTTTTCATACCAGCACGTTCTAAACCTAAACTAAATCCACCGATACCGCTAAACAAATCAAGTACGTTCATAGCATCTCCTGTGTTCCGTAAGAGAATAATGTATTTTTCTTTATTAAGAAAGCCTTTTTTGATGAAGTATCTCCACGACCTGTAAACTCAACATGTGATAGTTTATTGTCAAATACACATCTAATGATATTTTTAGGAGTGATCCAAATAAACTTATTACCGTCATAGAATACCCACCATTTCGCTTCTGTTGTCATTAACGCAGATGGCTTACCGTTCATTTCAAATTCTACTACAATGTTTCCTGTTTTGTTGCTCATGGGATCATACTTAACTTCTACACCACAAGCTAACTCAGGAATCCAAATATCGTAACCTTTGTAAGCGTCAATCAAGCTAGCACTACGATATTTTTTCTTAAGCATCTGCAAAACAGAAAGTTCTATCTTAGAGCCTCTAGCTAAATCTGAATGAAAACTACTCATAGAGCGTTATCCTCCTCCTCATCTAAACGCTGACACATTCTACCATAATTTAGATCATAAAGCAAGCGTCCTGCTGGACCAACCTGACCAGAGTATCTATTCTTCAATACCCTAACCGTAGTTGTGTTTCGCTCAAGTGGATCAGGATGTTGACTAGAACGCTCCAAGCCGATCACAACATCGGAAAGTTGAGCGATAGAGCCAGATCCTCGTAGTGCTGAGATTGATACCTGCGCTCCATCCTCAAAACCCTTACCGTCTGGTCGTTTCAAGTGACTGACCAAGAAAAGCGATATTCCTGTCTCCTGAGTTAACATTCGGAGTTTTGTCATAATTTCGTCAATTGCTTTACGTTCATCGTTATTAGCTTGCGCTGAGACTACAATGGAAACGTGGTCGAGAAAAACGTACTTACAGTTAAGTGCTTTGGCAAAATATCTAACATTATTAACAATAGAATCAATGTCATTAGATCCAAAGTGATCGTAAAAGTAAATCCGATCATCCTTGAGCAAAGTGTTGTAAGCCTCTTCAAGCTCTTCATCAGTGACCTCCGTTCCTGGTATGTGTATTGGTTTGTTAAGTTCAAGTGACATGAGTGATCTAGCTGTACGATCTGTGCTTTCCTCAAGAAACATAATACCAAGGTTGTCGTTGGTTTGGTTGAAGATGCTATAAACTAGCTCTCTAACAAACTGTGACTTACCTAAGCCAGACCCAGCAGTAATTGTAACAAGTTCTGTATCTCTGATCCCAAGAGTCAAGTCATCGAGCTTACTGAAAGGGTAACGTACTTTAGCCTCCTCAGGACGCTTCAGAACCTCCTCACGCAACGATGAGCCACTGACGATACCAGCAGGTACATAACGCTCT